GGCCGACCTGAGCGGGGCCGACCTGAGCGAAGCCGACCTGAGCGGGGCCGACCTGAGCGAAGCCAACCTGAGAGGGGCCAACCTGAGCGAAGCCAACCTGAGAGGGGCCGACCTGAGAGGGGCCAACATTGATTTTTCTTGTTGGCCGTTGTGGTGCGGAAGCAAAAACGTTAAGGTTGACGCCAGAATTGCCGCACAACTAGCGGCTCATTTTTGCGCTTTGGATTGTGACGATAAAGCCTACAAGAAGGTACGCAAGGCGATATTATCTTTTGCAAAAACATCACATCGCGCCGATGATTTGGGACTGTAACCAGTGTGCGAGGAGGAAAAGATGGATGAGAAATTGAGAGAATGGCTTGGGAATGTTTGTTCTGATATTGAACAATTCATTTTCGTCAACACAGAGGGTGATCTGGTAATTCAGCGCGGTAGAATCATCGACAGACTGGGCGCACTTTATTACGGCGGCTGCGAGGATCAGGCGAAGGCCGACAAAAAGGCGGCGATATTTTATGCGCTTGGAAATCTTGATGGACAAGATGGCGTTAGGCTAGAGAAGGCCCTCGCCGCCGCCGCGATAGTGGAGAAAACATGAGCGAGAAAATAGACCACGCCATTTGGAAGTTTTATGGCATTTTTGCAACTGTTTTGTGCGTCGTTAAATTTGAAAACGATGATTGGCTTGCGGCGGCAATTTTGGCAATTATGTCGGTAGTGTCATTTTATAAGGAGAAACCATGAGCAAGAAAAACATTCCGGCGTTTCCGTTATTCAGGACATTCCCTGGTGACGATAACGACATGGTTACATTGGTTCAACCCGGCATGACTCTGCGCGATTGGTTTGCGGGGCAGGCGCTAGCCACCCTTATTTCGCTTCACGAGAACAGAGATGGGGGATGGTGTGAATCTGAGGTTGCGACATCAGCTTATGACATGGCCGATGCCATGCTCGCCGCTCGTAGCGCGGCGAAGGGGGAATGAGATGTTGTCATGTTTAGGTTGTCAGTATGCGGAATGGCAAAAAACAAAAACGGGAAAACTGCATCCATCTGGTGACGGGAAATGCAAATTTGAATATAAACTACCGCAACTTCCAGCAGCATTTTATTTCATCGGAATAAGTTACCCGTCCCCGTGTGGTGGATATATTAACCGCAAAAAACAAAATAAAAATCATTGCCCATATTGGCAAGCGGAGCAGGAGAAATAACATGAGCGAAAAAAACGTTTTCCACCAAGCGAAGCTGGACAGGGAGGCGGTTGAGAAATTGCCGCGACGTGGACAGAATGATTTTGACGAGAACGGTATGCTTGATTTTGACGATGCACTCGCCGCTCTCGACGAAGCGGCGAAGGGGGAATGATGGAAATGTCGCCACTTGATTATGATCCATTTTCGGATGATTTTGGAGATTATGGGGATAAAACTCTGTCGAACAAAATGGTAATTGCCAGAAAAATTCATAAATGTTTTAACTGTATGGGAGATATACAGAAGGGTGAAAAACATCGGAATATGGTGGATGTTATTGATGGCGAAATTTATTCATATCGTTGGTGTGCTAAATGTTGTAACGCCATGATGGATGACATGATGGATAAATCTGGATGGGGCAGCCGATACTATAAAAGAAACAATAGCGGCCATAAGGAAAGAATCGCACAACCTGGGAATTATGGCATGGATTGAAGAAAAATTGGTTGATTCAATAAGGAGAGTAGCCAGATCGAAGGTGGAGGGGGAAATAAAATGAAAATGGATGATGAATATTTCCGTGACAAGGTTTTGACGCTACTGCCGATGTTTCACAACTTGGCGATAAACCTTGTTGGCGAAGATGAACCTGACATCGTGGACATCCTACAGCAAATCGCCCGCGATGCAGCGGGGGAACAGCGGGGAAAGTGTAGTGGATTATGTCAAATGCATATTTGCGACTGTTGTTCCAAAAAGCTGGACATCCCCAATGCCTAAAATTCGCAGGTGCGGGAATTGCGGCGGGTCTGAAACGATAGGGATAGTTGGAGAAGTGGCACCAGAATTTTCAAGTGTTTACTGGTGTTTCACTCACCATAAATCTGTGAGAAAAAATACCAAAGAAAAGGGTTGCTGGACCCCGCGCAAGCGGAAGGAGGGAGCGTGACGATAAAAGAACAGATCGCATATGTGATGGGGTGGACGGTTCTTGACCCGGACGTTTCAGATCAAGATTTTTTTGAAGGCTTCAATCTACATGATTGGGTATGCGTCAAGGCGCTCCAGGCGAAAATGGTGCAAGATGGAATTCAATTTGTATTTGCTCAAGACGATGAACATGAAACATCGGCTACGGCATTCGTGCTTAATCATGATGGGACAAATGGGACATGGGATGAAATTGTGGTGCAACTTGAAACGCACAATCCAGAAGATGAACCCGCCGCCATCGTGGAGCTTTTCAAAAAGGTTTACGGGATAAAATGAACGCTCTCAGCCGGTACGACAAGCGGTATATCGAGCGGCACATCAGCGAGTTCGACGAGTTCACTGACGTTGACTCCCTGAGCGCGGCATGGCGCACGTACATCGATGAGAAGCAGGGGAAGTTGACGCACAACACAAGATGCCGAATTAAGTCAAGTGCATACGACTATAAGCGGCTCGATGCCTGGATGCGCCTGCATCGGATGACCAACGAGAACATGGCGGTTGCCTATGAGCTGGTTTACGGTCGCCGCCTATCGGTTGGCACTGTTAGCAACATCAGGTGCGGCAGCTACACGAACAGCAAGACGGCGCAGGAGATGATGGGCATGATCGAGAGTGAGAGCGATAGGAGGACGGCATGAAAAAGAAAAAGATAACGCCAGATGTTGTCGATAAGGCGAGATGTTCGGCTATAAGGGACATCGTTCATGCACACG